CCACGATCATCTGCGTCCTTTCCAGTTGCCACGGTTCTTGTTCCTTTGCTCACGGTCATACTCTATGTGTCCTTTAGTCTTCTCTACTGGGGTCCATCCCGCTTCCCACAATCTGTCGATACGCTGGCGGGGTGACGCAGGATCGAAGGCTACCCAATCCATGCAGATAAGGTCTTCACCATCGACGTGAGTGACAGGGTACTTCTCTTTCGATCTGGTGACCGTAACGTACTCCGACCCATCCTCTTTGACCCTGAACTTGACCCTGTGTACCTCTTGAAGCTTAGCGGGGAAGTCCCTCTGGAAGCCAGCCTCAAGTTCGTTCATACGCTCAGTGATCTCAGCCAGATACTCCTCAGCCTTCTCCTTGTCAAACTTGAACCCATTGGTCGTCATTTCTTCGCAGAGGATTTGGATGTCGTGCTCACAACGTAGACCCATAGCCATGTCCTTGTCGAAGATCACCTTACGGAAGCGTTCAAACAAAGCGCAAGTAACCAGAACGTCTTGGTGGCAGTAGTCGATCATTTCTTGCGAGAGTTTAGACCAATCCTTGTGTTCGCCCTTGTGGAGACCGAGGCGGATACCCCAAGCCTTCAAGCTGTGTCCGTCCTTGATGTCGTAGTCGATCATACGGGACACAATGAGGGTGTCGACAACAGATAGATAAGGTATGCAGTCAGGGCTAATGAGGCTGTGTAGAACAGGAACGTCAAAGCCAAGACCGTTATGAAATACAAACCTTCCCCCACTATCCACAACATCTTTGCAATACTCACGGAAGCGTTCCTTCTCTTCGACGACATGAGATGGGTTAAGGAACTGGATAGTCTCGCCAGTGTCCAAGTCCTTCGAACAGATCACCCAGATGCGCGTAGGGTCCAGCCCGTCAGTCTCGATATCCATGGCGACACACTTCATCCCATATCTCCTTTACGACTTCTTCACTCAGGTTGTGCTTACGTGCGAACCACCAACCCCTTCGCTCCCACCAAGTCAGGAAGTTATTCATCGTCCTTCTCCTTAGACCACGGCTCTCTAGGTAACGTCACCTTGACGACCACAGGCTTGCATGTAGACCACGGTAGTGCATGGTGTGTCAATACTGTCTTAACCTTCACTTTTCTTCCTGCTTCTTCTGATGCTCTGCGATAAGATCAAGGTTCTCTAACACATACTGCAGGTCTAGTCCGTAAGAGGCGCAGTAGAGCATAAACTCTAGGCCGATATTCGCTATCTCTACCTGAGCTTTGTCGTCCATAGCGAATGAGTAGGTAGCTGCACCATCCTCGTGTTCCTTAACGTCAGTGACGACAACTTGGAAGGGTTCTTCTTCACTCATGGGGTGTCTCCTTTCAGGATTTCCAATAGATCACTTGCCATGTGCTGAAGGTCTGTGCTGGGGTTCATCCCTAGACCAGCATACCTACGAATAAGTTCTGCCAATTCGGTAGCCTTCTCCAGCTTGGCTTCATACCCCACCATGATCTTGTGGATGCCCTTAGCCGCGCCCTCAATGTGGTCATGCAGTTTTGCGTTCTCTGCAATCAGGGCTTCGTTGGTCGCAACAAGTTGCTCAATGCGGTCGGCGGCGTCGTTGTGGCCGAACTCATGGTGAAACTTGCTTCCGTAGAGGCGCAGCCGTGCGATCAGTTCTGCGTCGTCAGTCATGGCTCTCTGCCTCATGGTAGTCGCACAGTTCAGTGGCCCCCACATGGCAGGCCAGTTCGTGCGTGTGTCGGTGGGCCTCCTTGGCGTTCTGATATGCCGCATAGGCAAAGGCCGCAGCGAGGGCGAAGATGAAACGATCTAGGAAGGTCATTTCGCCCTCCTCGCTGGGCAGTCACGCCCTTGGTTGCAGTCACCTGTGCAGGGTGGGCATGTGTCACTCATCGTCTTCATCATCCTTTCTGTTCATCTCGAAGACATACATTACCATGATCTCTACGACACGCCAAGGCCAGATCACAGCGTTAGTCAGAACCTTAGCCTCACTTACGTTATCAGTCTCCTTGAAGTAAAGGATGGTTAGCTGGTGCAGGTAGTAGAGGAAGGCACCGAGGAAGTAGAGGATAGCGCATACCGTAGGTAAAACCTGCATGTTACATAAACTTCTCTGAGAGGGTGAACGTTTCGCTATCGAAGAACAATTGCCCTGCGTAGCCTGTGGAACCTGTCGGTCTATTCTTGACGACAAGAAGCTTGGTAGTGTTACGGCTTTCATCATCCTTGGCCATCTTGTCTCGCTCAAGCTTAATGACGACAGATGCACGTTTACCGATCATGCGGCAGTCACGGATAGCCCCATCATCATTCTCATGTGCGATGGTCACGATCCCTACGTTAAGCTCAGCGGAGATACGTGCAAGCTTGGTCGACAACTGGGACAAGAACTGTTCTACACTCTCGTCACCCTGACGCGAATACGCAAGGTCTTGGATGGGTTCGAAGAAGATATAGCTTACGCCACACGCCTCAGTCAGGAACCGAATACGCTCCAGAATCTCCAGAGGGTCTTCGTCGACACCCAAGGTAAACTGATACAGGCGTTCATCACCCGACAGCTTCATGATAGCCTGATCCACTTCGGTCTGGTTATGGATCAAGTCCTTACGGGTCACGTTCTTCTTCAACTCATACGACACCAGACCCAAGAGGCTGCGCTTCTTTACCTCTTCCATGTGGCAGATAGCGATCTTGATGTCGTCGTTCTGGGTCAGCAGGGAGTATTCCAGATAGCGCATGAACTCCGTCTTACCGATACCTTCGGGTGCTTGGAACACCGTGAAGTGACCACGCATGAGGCCAAGGATCACGTCGTCAAGCGATTGGATACCTGTCGACACATAACTACTATCATCATCATCGTGGAGGATCGACAAGAATTGGTCGGGTGTGTTGAAGATATTCTCAGGGATAAACTTCTTCGCATGAGAAAACGCATTGCGATAGCTCTCACGCGCACCCGCCTCAAGGAACTCATTGGCATCCTTGTACTTGTCGTGCGGGATGGCATACACCCGGTTAGGGAAGAGGTTAGCAAGCTTCTCAGCCACACCCTCAGCCTTGTTGTCACTGTCAAACGACACATAAATCTTGTCGAAGCTGTCGAGCCATTCCTTGCACTTCTCGAAGAGCTTCTGGCTAGGGGTCGCTGACGGGATACTTACGCAAGGCGTCTTGCCCCCAAGCATCTGGAAGGCTGACATAGCGTCAAGCTCACCCTCGGTAATGACGACAGCCTTGGCACTGCCCGCATTGAACTTGTCCATGCCAAACAACTCGTCACCCTTGAGGCCAGCCTCAGCACGGAAAGCCTTGGGCAAGGTTCTGACCTTACGACCACCAGACGGGTAGACATAGGCTTGCTTGATGCTCTCACCGTCAGCATTCACCATGGTCTTAACGTCATAGAAGCGCATAGTGTCTTCGGAGATCGAACGCATAGACCGGTAGACGGGCGTAAGGAACTCTTCCTGAACGACAGATAGCGTAGGGGTATTCAGCATGGCAGTGGTATCCTCTCTTACGGATTGCGTAGGGTATTCTTCATTGGCCCAATCATAGACAGGGTGTCTGGACGGATAACCTCTAGCACAGCTATGGCATCTCCCGCAACTCTTATCCGGCGACCACGAGAAGGCGTCACTGCTTCCGCAATCGACAAAGGGACAGGGTAGGTGGGTTATGTTAGTCATTCTACTTTCTCCGCCTTAGTGCCATGACGTTCAGTGAAACCATACTTGGCAGAGGCTTCCTTACGGGCTGCTGCAGCTTCCTCAAGGGTGTCGAAGTAACCGAGTGTTACACCACGTCCATTCATCTTGATCTGCGCCCTCCACTTACGCTTCGTCTTGTCCCAGACCACACCAGTAATACCGCTCGTGTTGTCGCTTCTCATCGGCTTGTTACGATGATTTTCCTGATGAGAAACGACACGAAGATTACCGATCCTGTTGTCGTCTTTCACTCCATTGATGTGGTCGATCTGGTCATCGGGAGATTCACCGTGATGGATTGCGTAAGCTACACGATGGGCAAGAAACAACACACCATCAAGCTTCCCCACACGATACCCTTTATCGACTAAGTAAGTAAACGCCTCCTTACCTGCCCACCTAGAGCGCCACATCGGAGGCATACCTTCGTAGTCCAGCCAGAAGAGCTTACCTGTCTCAGGCTCATAACGTAGGCGCTTACGTAGGTAGTCGACAGAAGGAAGAGATTTAGTGTTAGTCATTTACGTTAGTCCTTACGTTGTGTGCCATTGAAGAGCTTGCTCGACTGCGTCTACGCTAGCCTGCCTATAGGTCTATACCATTAGACCCTCTGCAGGGGCAGAGCCCTAGGGTATCAACTTTTTCTGATCCGTCAACTCAATTCTTCCATAGCATACTAAAGAGACAGATCACTAGCGGAAGTATGAGGTGAAGGTTCAGGACGACAAGAAGAACAAGGATGGTCCAGAGCATCATGCAACTCCTTGCGTAGGTTAGAAGTTAGGCTCATAGAGGTAACCCTTGGCGATCTGGTCCTCTACCCAGAACAGTTCTTCCTCCATACTGGACAGACGTTCAGCCTCACCTAGCCACTCTGCATCCTCTACAGCCTTGCGTAGGTCACCACGCTTCTTTGTGAGGCACGTAAGGTTAGGGTCACCAGAGGGAAACCTAGCTTGCTTAGGTTCCTTAAAGTATTCTGTCGCCACCTTGGGTGTAAGTCTCATGGTCATTCCTCCCAGTATCCAAGACGTTCTGCATGTTCAAGGTAAGCTTCTTCCACCTGAGCTTGGAACATACCATAGGATTCTGGATGGAACCAGCCAAACCCTTGCATCACGATCCACATGATAATCATGAAGTCTCTTGCATCTGTAAGCATTTGTTATTCCTCCAAAGCTTCAAGGATTTCAGTCAGGGTGTCGATCAGTTCTTTGATGCCATCCTTACTGAAAGCAGCGGCGCAGCGATCATCATACTTAGCGCCAATGACCAGATAAACACCACCCATCTTATCAGGCACGACAGACATATTGGCGCATTGAGGACCGTTTCCGTCGATAACTTTAACGACAGCCTTCTTAGTGACGACGAATTTATTAGGCATGGTTCTCTCCTTAATCGCAGGTTGTGTATCTGGTGGAATCCAAGACCCACCCATCATCCGTATGGTATACCTGATACCGATACCCATAGCCATAGAGTAAAGCCTTGCAGCGTTCACCCTCAGCAACAGCCTCTACCTCTGTGTCGAAATAGTCAATTTCCCTTTTCATTTCCCGACCCTTTCCATGATCGACCGATAGTCCAATTCTTCCTTGATGTTCAGGATGCTATCCCTAATAGCCTTGATGCTATCCATCACGCCATCCAATCCGTCGACAGCATCCGCCACATCATACGACCTGAACGCATCCTGCTTAGCCTGTGACGCATTAGCCTGCACCACCTTGAGATCATACGCTAGATCATCAAGAAACGACAACAGTTTATCCTTGTCCATTCTCATATCCTCCAGATTAATCCAACCGCATTCCAGCATAGGCGCTAAACCCTTGTTCCCTAAGGTATTTAGCCGCAGCACTTGCCCCTTGATGTAGAGCATCAACGTTCTGAACGTGAAGGCCCGAAGGGTTCCACCATTGAAACTCCTTACCCGTCCAATCTAGCTCAAAGCCCATGGCCCTAAGCACCTTGCGTTCTTCCTTGCCTGCCTTAGTGTTGCCTTTATTGGCGGGACGTATGTTGACCCATGCAAAGCCGCACATGCCTGCATCTTGCCCATGATAGTATCTGTCAAGCCAATCCTTCCCCGCCTTATGGGCTAGTGCCTTGGCTTCCTGTTTGATTGCGTTATAGTCCATGATCTTTCCCTTTCAGTTAGCCGACAACAAAGCCGGATTGATCTTGTTTAGCCTTACCCTTGGCATACAGTGCCACCACGACACCCTTAGGGTCAAGGAAGCGCATATCGTCACGGTCACCATCAATCGTGGGCAACCC